CACCAATCACTTTGCCAACGTGATTTCCTTTTCAGAAAATCGGCATCCATATGATTGATGTAAGGCACTGAGTCTGCCTCCTTCTCTGCCATTGTATATTTGATTCCATATTCAGCAAATTTCGCCTGAATGTTCGTGTGATTGAACAAAGGATAATCTCTGTGAACTGACATCTTACAATCATCACCATACGTCATCAAAGCGACAACGTCAGAAAATCTCCCCTGAAAATTGGGATAGATCTTCTTGAAAACACAACGATGATATAAAGAATTAACAATCGAATTCAAATATACTGTCAATGGTTGTCCAGATGGGTTTGACCCGTACAACTGTATCAACTCACCGTCCAAAGACATGACAGGAAAACAAATTTCTGTTGCACACCCTCGCATAATGCAGATATCCTCATCTGAATAACCTGCTTTCTTTGCAATGTGTTCAAAAACTTTAAATGCGCACAATGTCATTCTTGCTGACATATGTTGATCATACGCACTAAAATCTCCTGCAACAATCCTGTCCTCACCAAACTTAATCATAAACTCATTCAACTCGTGCCAACCACGACCTTGTGAATTGATACCCACGGCACACTCTGATTTAAGTGAAGCCATGGAAAGAAAGTGACACATGGTAAGGAAATACATTCTCACGTTGAATCCTAAGGGAACGGGGCCTGCCTGAAAAACTCTGACTTTCGTTTTGGTAAGAGATGTCGGTTCGTCTTTGGTACACGATTTAAAACAATCGTAGGATCGTGTCCCTTCCAACCATCGTAACCTGGCATGTTTTGCAATTGCGAGGGTATCATCATCCATTGTCATCGGACATGTATTCCCACCGACATTCTTCTCATCATCAACTTCAAGTTCAATCATGAAATCTCTCTTTGGTTTATTCAGCGGCCAACCCATAGATGTACCTGCTTTCATCTTGTCGACGAATCGCATACCATCCACACCGGAAACCGTTTCAACCTCAGACAAAATTCTGACCTTATCTAAAAGTTGTTTTCCAGATGGACTCTTGCAAATGTCATCAATGTTTTTGCAATAATCGAGCATTGCCCACTCTAGGGTCTCCGTATCAAACTCCTGGTAAGCATTTCCCGCTTTCGACAGAAATTTCTGGTACGGATCCCAAGCAGGAACACTTTCGCCATCATCTCCAAATTTCCTACAGTTTGCTGGTTTTCCATGCTGTCGTGCAACTCCAGTCACAGCTTCAACTGTTTCCGAAGCTGGTGAAATAATAACTGCAGAGCGTGGCCTGACCTTTCCCCTTGGCATGGTACCAAAATGTGAAATATGACCTTCCTCTTGAAACCTAGTAGGACTCTTAGCTTCAATTTCTTCCCTCGGAGTAAAATCAATGTCGTATTGTTCAGTCTGCATGTTACCCATACTCTTTGGTATAAGCACCGTAGGTCGTGATTCCAACTGTTCTCGAGCTCTCCTCAACGCACCTGAAGTAATGCACGTCAACGCACCAATTTTCATGTTACTCTTTTGACCTGCAGCATGAAAACCTACAAAATAGGAACGGGAATCGCTCTCATAGATATGAGAAGCCATACACATCCCTTTGAATGTTTCCTTGGTGTATTGAACAAACGGTCCATCAAATTCTGCCTGATCTGTTTTAACATGTCCATAGCGCACTACGCGAGTTTTATCTTGCATCAGTGTACCATCTTCATTCCGGTAAAACATCCTTGTAAGTACTTTGGATTTAGTTACCTTATCTGGAAAAAATGAAAACAGATCTTTCCGGTCACCTGCACGTGGACAATAGACGAGAACTGCATCAGCACCATCAATTGAAACGCAATCTTCTGGCGCAATTTTACAGTCAAAATTCAATCCAGACATGGTTCCTGGTCCGTCTCGTCGGATAGACATGGTTACTGTTTTCTTTGGAACTTCGTGTCCAGGTATAACAAGTAAACCTGAATCTACGAATAAACCATCGTAAAAATGTCCATCACTTTTGATCCAAACCTGTTGCTTTGATGACGCACTGAACAATTGATCTGCACTCACATCTTTTTTCGCAGCTTTAGGCAGTTCTTCAACTTTTGGAGCTAGCCAAACATTTGTCTCTTCCATGTGCACTGAAACGTCATTACCTTGTGACATCATCTGTAACGAAGACATAGACTTGTAAAGCGCATAAATGGCGAGTAAAGCTGTAGCGAAAAAGAAAAGTTTCTTCCCATGCTCGGCAATTCCTTCTCTAACTGTCTTACAAATTTTGGGTAGCAATTCACGCGATTTCATCAATTGGGCAATTACATATTCTTTCCGTTGCCGTATGGCGGCTGCCGTACCAACAATGTAAGTTCCCAAAATCGAAGTAAAATGCAATGGATACAAAACTAAAGATGCAAATACAAAGAGTAAGGAGTACTGCAAAAATGGTTTTACCCACTTCCTAGTCTTCAAATACGTCATAGTATATTGAATCTTCAAATCCTTCAAAGAAGCATCAGGTATCCAATTTTCCCACTTCCAGGCACCTTCACCACGCAAATATTCATCGTACAATTCATCAAAGGTCTCCTTCACTCCCGATTGTGATTCCCATATTACAGGGTTCATATCAGGTGGTAAAATCGTCTGTTGAATTGTGTAATTGAGCTCTGCGAGTGCCCTTTGGGTACCTGCAATTTCAATATCTCGCTTAATCTTGGTGTAGAAGTAGCGGACACGGGGAATTACAGATTGCCAAAAACACATGTGATTGTGAGCCTGGTATGCTGGACCTAGGTACAATACCCAAAAGTAATAGGGTAAATACCACAGTCTGCCTTGAACCATACACATCAACAAAAGGATCATCCAGAAAGGAGGTATTTTGTAAACAGGCCTCAATTTCTTTCCTGTGGCTGCAAGGTAAAATCCAATAGCACACCAGAAATAATTGAGTGGATATTTGCCCATCCAATGTTCCCATGAAAAGAAAATATCGGGTTCGGGATCACATCCTTGTTCCAAAACATACCCAGATTGAGATTCGAAGCCAGAATGAGATTCAATCTCTTCGCTTCGTTCGTCAAATCTTTTCTCCGCTTCGGCAAAAGTCTTATCCAACTCTTCTTCAAACACATTCTTACACACACTGCAATACAAAGGATGCATGCCACATGGACACAAACCTTGTTTGAAAATTTGTTTGGAGGAATAAGCTACTGATTTTTGGATGGAGATAAATTTCTCCATGTCTTGTTTGACCAACAGAAATAGTTCTCCTAATCTGATGCCTTTTGCCTCCTTGACTTCGCCTTTAAAATCCTTGAACAAAACAGGTGAATATACAACACGTTGCGCAACACCTTTTGCTCCTGGGGCGCCTTGAGTTACCCCTCTCGCTTGATCAACATCAAATTCCCAAGCATCTGGGGCATAAATTCCTTTTTCGGCGTCTCTCTTCAACTTCGCGCCATCTATTGCGGTCTCACCGACAAGATAATCCTTCCGGACTCTTGCTGTGATATGCAACCGAAAACGGCGTAATAGTGAGAGAGGTTCAACTGACGCATCATATGCCCAATCGGCCCAATTATTCGTGGTTCCACAAACAACTTTGGGTCGAATTTGAATCTTCCCTTTGGACTCAACATCAGCCATGACCGCTGTTCTCGGAATGTTATTTATGAAATTAATGACTTTTGGCGCGATGGAAATTCCTGTTGTATCCATTCGTGCATTCGCCATATCATCCAAGAGAACAGCCTGAGTATGTGACTTATAATCTGAATCGTATTGATCTAACTCGTTGAGAGTACAAATGCAATTCGCGTCAATTTCTTCGTCTTCTCTGCCTTCTATCCTGGCATACTGTCGCAGAGCAAAAACAATCAAGTTGTTAGCTATCGTGCTCTTGCCCACGTCTGAATTACCATAAATCAGAAAAGCATAGGGAGCCATTCTCAAACCCCCCGACTGGCGTGTCAACTCGAATGAAGTACGCAATTTCTTTAGCGTTTCTAAATGTCGAGCAACTAACGTCCTGTCGTGTTTTGATGCATCCTTCATGATCAATTCGCATCTTTCCGTTATCTTCTTCAATTCTAAATCAAAGTGATTATCGTCTTTCCACGGAGATTGATCATAGTTACCAAGTCTTACACACTCAACCTTCGAAGTAAAATCAGTGTAATCCTTATAAACCTGTAATGGCGCATCATCGTCAAAAAACAACGGACTTATCGATCCTGTTTCAAAGCACTTATAACCTCGCTCTACAAAAAATTTCATAGTGCCAAGAATGGCTTCAATCAAATCGACAGCTGTTTTGTGACCCTTTGATGCTGAAACTCGGAACAAATCCATCCCCCATGAGGAATATTTAAGTTCTTTTGTATCTGACATCAAACCCATTGCCAAGAGTGTGGACAACAAAGCTGATACTTTTGAGAAAAGCGGTCCAGCTCTTAGCAATTTCCATCCTGAGAAAATGTAACTCATCCAACCTTCTTCACCAGATTCACTTTGCCAAAGAGATTGCTCTCCCTCGGTTCCGTCTGGTTTAAAAATATCCATGATGTAGTCTAACATTTTCTTCACAAGTGATTCTTCCTTTAAG